CTGCGTCCTTTGCGGTTAGGTACGACCAATCCTTGACTGTGTGCTTCATTAATAATTGCCTGTTCTGTAGTTGCTACGGCGCCCATTGTTGTCTGCAATAACACCGTGTTATCGTGAGCAATGGTATTCGCCAAATCCAAGAAGCGTAACTTCTTATCTAACTTCGCTAACAAGCGAGTATCCTGTCTGTTGTACTCCAAGAACTTTGGAAAGTCCTTATTATACAATTGATCCAATGTGCCTTCGTAAGCAGTTTTGCGTTCATCTAGTTCATATTCGCCGATTGCATCCAACGAATAACTATGGCGTTCTTCGTACGTGTACTTTCGGTATAATTGCATATAGTCCAAATGTACTCGACCAATCAGGTCAAAGGTAGTGCTAGTGGCACCGAAGCGTTCGAACTCACGCTGCTTGGGAAATTGCCCCCACAAGCACAAACGTCGGGTATCGTCTTTACTCAATACTCGAGTAATACGTCCCACTGTGTACGGAATGTCGTATCCTTCGCTGTTCCAACCGCTAAGAATATCTGCATCGGCGATTAGATTCAGGAAAGTATCCAGCATATCTTCTTCGCGTTCGAAGAGATAACAATCTTCGTATTGTGCAGCAATCTCTTCGGCAGTTTCCCAACTAAGACCTTTGGGCGGCATTGCCAACGTGACCAACTTATCCAGCCAATCGAGATAAACAGAGATTGCAGTGATATTATTAAACGGATCGCTCGTTGGGGCGAAACCTCGAGTTGGGTCGAAGTTCGCCTCAATGTCGAAGAATGCTGTCTGTAACTTTGGCGGCTCTGCCCCCAAAAAGTTTTCACTTAGGCATCGAAAGACCGGCTTAAAATCACTTTCCCATAAGCGAACGCTTCCGTGCATCCGCACTTCCTTTTGAAACTCTTTACCGTTTCGAGTTGCAAATCGAGTTACCGGGGTATCATAGATTGTTCGATGCTTGCCCCTGGGGTCGTCATAGTAGAATACGTAGTTGACTGGGTGTTCAGTATAAACACGTTCGCCGTTGATACGTTCTACAATATGAATCTTATCCTTTGCCCTATCAAACAGGGCATCCACGTATGACATAATTTTAATTCTTTCTTATAAATGCGCAATGTAGCAACTTAATGTGTCCACATTCTAAACAATCCAACTAAGTCAATGGTGACCAGTAGACCGTAGTTTGCAATCATACCAAATGACTTGCGAGTATAAGCGCACCAACCATACATAACACATTGACTAATAAAAATAGGATACAATATGATAAGAGGTGGATTGGGTACAGTGAGCGCCATAGTGACACTACAGCCGATTGATAAAATCCAAGCCGTAATCTCCACGATAAAACGAGCAGGGTAAGTTTTATAGTCATCTCTGATCCAATCAAAAATCCCAGCCATCATATCGTTCACAGTGTTTTGCCCACAGTTTCCAGAATAGTATTAAGTTCATCGTGGTCGCGATTTGTTTCGCCGAGCTTAGATTTAAATGCAATCTTCACTGCCTTCTTCAAAGTTGCTGGTTTAATTTCCAGTTCTTCTGCAATAGCTTTGATAGTTTCATTAAGTCCGGCGTTTAGATCCTCGACTTCTTGCAACACAGTCATGCCCTCATTTACTAGTTGGGTAAGTTTAATTTTAGCAGCTCCGCTAAATGTGCGATCATAATCTGACATAGTATCTCCTTAAAAAGTAATTATATAGTATCGTACCAGCAAAGTCAATCTGTAAAGGTAATAGATTGCATATGCGGGTTCAGCCATTTAACCGGGGGATAGTTGGCATTGCCGAACACCACTCCCATATGCTGCCAATTGATAGTTAGCCTGGACGTCATCAATAAATTAATATCCCTTGCCTGTTCCAATTCGTGTGCTTCTATGTCTGGTGCAACAATGATTTCTTTGATATACGGTTTCCAGAATAATGGAATGTCGTGCAAGGTCCATTTATAATCAGTACCTTGTCCATCGGCTGCATACAACGTTTCTGTCAATGGATTAATGTTGACACAATCATCCTGCCGAGTATCAAATCCATAACGTATAGTTATGTTCGAATCAAAAAATCCCGGCGGTATCTCCAATGGCGCTGCATACTCTGCATTAATACCAACATGGGTGTATCCGTCGAAGTGCCTAAATTGCTCTTTAGTAGGTACATACATCTTATTAGTAGGCAGTGTAATACGATTCCACTGTTCTGTCCTAAAAATAAACATAGATGGATCAGTAACTTGATTCAAGTACCATTCGAAGAATTCTTTTTTAATAACTCGAATCGAATCATTATTGCCCACTACATATGATGGCACCGGCGATGTTTGACCTGGATTGAAGTGATTTACTGCACGAATAGATTCAGGCCAGTGGCTTACCATTAGTGTTGCTGCTGTACTTACGTCTTGCTTAACTGCGTCGAGTGCTTGAGCAAATACATCGATAGTATTGTCTAGAAAAATATGATCTTCATTGCCTGCTGGGAAGATTAAGTCGTATCCGATTGTATCCATTTCAGTTTGTACTTCGCGCCATTGTGCAATGTTATTGCATCTATGCCAATGTAAACTCAATTTCTCATCGGGAAATATACTACGTAGCCAAGATTCCATTTCTTCTTGTTGTGCAGCGTGGCCATCGGCCATTTCTAGATTAAAGATAAACTTCTTAACTAACGGAATAAGCGGAGCATAACTAGCAAAGCTATACTTGGCAATATCAAACCTATTATCATTCCGCAAATGATATCTGGGTTGTGGGTTTGGGCGAATATCTGTTATCTTACAATTAAACCAAACTATCATATAAATTCTCGTAGTATAAATCTAAACAAGCAGTAATGGCGCTGCTTACTTCTTTTTTAACATCGCAGTGGAATGTTAGTTTATCTTCAAGATGCTTATAAACATTGCTATTATAACAGTAGTGCCCGGCAACTGCAACTTTTAAGGCAAGATTCTCATCAGCAGGATCGACCATCCACTTGCTCCACTTGCCACTTTCCAACACTTCGCGTTCGAACTGCCCCGACTCTACATCGTACCGTCTGGCTAATTCGATAATAGTCTTAGTTTGAATAACACCTAATTGCGGTGCAATATTACAGGCGTGCACTCCTGCTAGCTGTCTTAGTTTAATTTGATCGCCGGTTAAGTAATCTGCATTATGTTCTTTTAACTTAACACCTGCACCAGTAGCATATCCAACCAATCGTTTAACCATCGGCACATCGAAGCTGCCTACTTGCCTGTCTTCCATGGTTAGACTGCCAGTTTGTGCAACGACAAACTGCATATTGGGAAACTGACTGGCAAACTTAACATCTTGTTGGTACTTCTTTACACCAGCAGCAACTCCAACATTTTCTTCTGTCCCAAACTCGAATTTAATGTTTGGATTCAAATTCAAGCTAAAGTTAAACAATTCGTCTGCTACGTGATAAGCATCTTCGCAGCGGCTAGTATCGATATGAATTAGATCAAATCCATTTTCAATATCGCCTGCGATGGTCCGCTTAGTGGCTTCGATTGCAGAACGTTGACTCAGACTCTTCTCGACATCCAAGAAGTACGGACCGCAATGATCCCTGCAAAGCATTAAGTACTCACTGCGTAGTGGATTAAGTTGTTCTGCTAACTGTTGTGTGTTCATAACATAACCACTGTCGGCATCAACTTGATTACGACTGGCAATAAACATCAATGGCCTCTGCGTATTTTTGGCGTATGTTGCCAACGTGTCATTGATTAATATACTCATTGGCCCAAAGCCCAATTTAAAATTCATAAGGTATTCCCATAACTTTCATAATATGCACAGCGGCATCTAAATATGCGCCTTCGCCACCACGACTTGGGGTAACAAAGTCTGCGGCTAGTCGCGCCTCGATACGTGCCTGTGCAGGCGCAATGCCTAACTTAGCAGCACGTATAATTTTAGCATCGTGTATGCCATCTCCCATATAGGCAATCTTATCGAAACCGTAAGATTCCACAAACGCATACCTATCCTTTTCGGGTACAAGATGCAATTCGCAATTCATATGCTTTCCTATACGACTGTGAATAATGTCCCAACCGTGTTTGTCTGCACTAATAAAGATTAATTTAATATGATCACGTAATTGTTTAACACCATCGTGGTCGTAGTTGCCAAATGCTTTAAATGGTTTTTGGCCGTCTGCATCCCAGTAGATGTTACCGTCGTTTAAACAACCGTCCACATCGCTAATAAAATACTCAAACATCAAATACTTTCTTTGCTATTAATTTTAATACATCCTTGTCGGGATCTTGACCCGTATAC